CCGATTGGTTGGGGGCCTGACTGAGGCACCTAGCTTAGCGTATCGGTTTGTGGCACTGCTGTGCCCGGGGATGGGTAAAGGCGGATTCGTGCCTGAGTTTTTAACTCGAATCCGGAGATCACAAACTCTCAGGGCGACCGAGATTTTTGTGGGCAATGGGTGGTATCTACCACCTTGTGGGCCAACCCTGACCCCCCACCAACGTGTGATGTCTAGGGGGTCGTACCCTATAGATGGGATACTTCCCTTGGGCGCGTCCACCTGTGCCGCCAGGTACGAAAGCGCAGCCCTGTGGTGTAACAATAAGACACCGCAGTGCACGTGCACGTCGTACCCCGCCTGCACCCATTCTACTTTGCCTAAAGTCGTAGATTCCACGCCAACACTAGGAGAGGTCGTCCTCTCCGATGTCGTGGTGATGCGTCAAGACAAGAATGGGTTTCGGACTACCATCATCGACCAGAACGAGGTCTTCTTATCTGAAGAAGTCGGCCTTGTGGTCGGGTGGGAAGACGGGGGTCATTGGTCCACGCCCTCTGGGTTATGGAAGATGATGACCGGCACTCGGGTGCAACACGCTGCAAGACAATTCACCGACGGTGAACAAGTCTACACCGTGTTGCCTGGATTGGCGGAGCACGCTCGCGTCCGGCATGTGGAGGAGTTGATCTCCAAAATTGCGTTGAGCACGATTTGTGCCTCGGCAATCAAGATGTCTTTCTTGCACTTCTTTCCTGGATTGGGGACTGCAATATGGACGGCATCTTTTTGCACAGGGCTCATGATCCATGCGCTCACCAACCTCTACCTGCTGCGCACGCCCATAGACCGCCTGATCCAATTCCAAATCCAGGCACCAGACGCGAATACTGTGCTCGCGCAAATTGCACAGGGGCAAGAACCGGCAGCAAGGATGGCAGCAAACGCCACCATGCTGAATGCCCAACCAGCTTCTGTCGCTCTCCAACGTGTGAGCAGACTGCTGGATGTAGAGACAGCCACACCCCACTCCTATGGAAGGGTTGAGGACACCAAGACTCTGTTGGAAATGAACAGGGCCAGGTCCAAGGCTGTCCTGCAGAGGCGTTGAAAATGCCAGGGTTCCACCATCCGAGCAGAGACCGTACGTGGGGCGAGTCTCTCTAAGATGGTGGGCGGAGGTACCAAGAGACTCTGTATGTATTGCGATTCTAAGAGTAGGGTGAAGAAATCAGTCTGCAGATTGTGTCGGCAGAAAATCAACACCAAGCAATACACATCAGAGGAACTTGAACTGTTGGAATTGTACCATGAAGGGTATCAAGTGGAAATCATTGATCCACCTCCAATAGTTTGTTATGGCGAAGATCTTCCCCTGCCAGAGGGGCTGGTCATGTATCCGGATAAAGATTTGTTCCCTAAGTATAAAGGGGAGCGAACCAAAACCGGATATAAGATCACGAAGAAACAGAAGATGTTAGCCACAACTGTACCCCATTTGACCTTGGCGGGCGCCGCGGTTGCTGGGTTCCCCATTGGGGTGCTTAGCACACACCTGAAGAATTGCATGGATGGGGTCCGTTGCCGTGCAGGGCAGATACCCAACATGACAGTGACCGGTGATGATGGAGAAACGGAACTCATTTTCGTTGAACCGAACCCGGAAGTTTTTCAGCGTGCACTGCACCTCTTCATGGAATTGAGAACCACTTTTGATGTACAAGGGCAAATCGAACAAATGCCCGATTCGGAATGGCTCAAGACACAGAGGAGGCTAGCAGATTTGACTAAGGCATTAGAAGCTAATAAATGCAACAAGTTACCAGCGATGATCAACGCCGCATTTGGAAAGTCAGAAAAATTTCTCATGACTACGCAGAGTAAAGTTGATCCCATGGCACGCATCAGGAAGAAGGAAGCAAAACTCCGGTTGATCCAGGGTTATCCTGATGAATGGCTTGCTTACGTTGGGCCTTATGTCAAGACTGTTCAGCATAGGGTGGAGGAAATGTTCCACCCGAAGTCATCTTTGTTCTATGCCGGAGCTGCCAAGCCGGAGGAACTTAATGACTGGTTGCGTGAAGTTCAGGCCCTTAGGGACACTCATTTTTTCGTGTGCATAGACTATTCAATGTTTGATAGCACGCACAGTGAGTATTCGTTTGAATTTGTCGAACAACTGTACTACGCCCTTGTTGATCCTATCGACAGGGAAGACAAACGAATGTTTCAGGCTTTGTACGAGATGAGGCACCCAGCCGGTATCCTGGCAGGGAAAATCAAGTATAAAGCCGGTAAGGTGATGAACGGATCAGGTAGGCCGGATACGTCCCTGCTGAATATTGTTAATTCAATGTTCTGCCTCATGATGACCATAACCGCGGTGCTTTTCGACACTGAGCCTTCACAGGTTACCGTGTCCCAAGTGCGCGCGTCACTGGATATCGTGAAGGTTATTGCTTCCGGGGACGATTCGGTCTGTGTCATACCAAAATGTTTTGGCGGGGTTCAGATCCCCCAGGCACGTGTTGAAAAGCAGATGTCGCAACACATCTCGCAGTTTGGCTTCATCGCAAAAGTAGAGCCAAAACCAAATTTCACGCACATGGTGTTCCTGGGGTGTCGACCTTACCCGGTGCAAGGTGAATGGTACTGGGGTCCGACAATTGGACGAAGGATTGTGAAACATCACTTCCTTCACCATTGCACGCAGGACCCGGTTGCAGTGCTAAACGGGATAACAGACATGGAAGTGGTATGCTACAACCATGTCCCAATCTTGTCCGACCTTGCTAGGCGCAGCGCTAAGCTCATGGAAAAGCAAAAATTCACCCCGTTTGCAGAGAAGGACTCTATGCACAAAGTCAAATGGGTGGACTATGTAGACCAGAGCAAGAAGGCTAGAGATTTGGGCCTTGAGAAGCGCTGCAAAACACCACGGTACGATGACGGCACACTCCGTCATCTGGCTGAGGTTTACAGTGTCTCGATGGAAGACTTGGAAGATTTGATCGCATACATGCAAGAAATTCCGAGTTTACCCATCGTGCTCTGTCACCCGACGCTGACCACCATCTGCACAGCGGACAATTAACTCTTCGACTCCGGCAGAAACCCGAACCACGCATGCTGAGCAGCACCCACCACCAGTTAGGCGGACCCTGGAAGAATTTCAACTTTGTGAACTGAGATT